CTGGTCTTGGTACTGGTGTAGCAACAGCTCTTGCTCAATGGGTTGGAACTACTGGAGCATTTGTTACTAATAATGCTGTAAATACATTCACTTGTCCTCAATATTTTGCTTACAACATTACTGCCTGTAGTTCGTGTGGGGCTAACCGGGATGCTGTAACCATAATGTCAAATGATACGGGAACTAATTACTACAACGTAGCAATAGTTCCAGCGCCGTTAACTGGGTCAAGAACTCTTACTCTTCCTGACGTTAGTGGGACTTTTTTAACCACTGGAGCGGCGGTAACCGTAGCACAAGGTGGTACAGGTCAAACAACGTACACAGACGGCCAGCTTTTAATTGGCAATTCCACTGGAAATACGCTTACCAAGGCAACGCTAACGGCTGGGTCTGGAATAAGTATTACCAACGGAGCAGGGTCAATTACGATTTCTTCCTCTGCGGGTAGTGGTACGGTAACTTCTGTATCGTTTACTGGCGGAATTGTTTCGGTTGCCAATCCAACGACCACCCCTGCGCTTACTGTTGCAGGTACATCCGGTGGCATACCGTATTTCTCAAGCGCGTCAACATGGGCATCATCTGCGGCATTGGCTGCAAATGCTCTAGTAATTGGAGGTGGAGCAGGCGTAGCTCCAGCCACTACGACTACGGGCACGGGAGTTGTTACGGCGATAGGTAACGCGGTCAATACAACAGGCGGTTTGGTCACGCAATCCGGTACTTTGGCTGCAAGTTCGCTGTTGTTGGGCGGTGGCGCAAGTACGGCTATTTCCTCGACGACTACCGGGACAGGGGTTGTGACGGCCCTTGGAACAAACGTCGGAACTGCTGGAGCTTTTGTAGTTAATGGCGGGGCGCTTGGCACTCCTTCGTCTGGCGTGGTCACTAACCTTACTGGCACAGCAAGCATCAATATTAACGGTACGGTTGGGGCGACTACTCCGACAACCGGCAACTTCACCGCTCTAACTGCTACTTCCGCAGTAGTAACTGGTTCCGCAGGTGTTTTAACTCGCGCTGCGGCAACACAAGACGGTGTTGAATTAATTGGTCGAGCTGGCGGTACGCTTTCTTACAAAGTTACTTTTACGCCGACTACTTTGACAGCAAGTAGAACGCTTACTCTTCCAGATGCTTCTGGAACGATTCTTCAGTCTGGTACAGCGGTTACGGTTGCCCAAGGCGGCACGGGCATAACTACTGGAACTTCGGGAGGAATTCCGTATTTTTCTAGCACTTCTGCAATAGCTAGTTCTGCTGCACTTACAGCCAATGCTTTAGTAATTGGCGGTGGTGCTGGAGTGGCTCCGTCGACAACGACTACAGGCACTGGTGTTCTTACCGCGCTTGGAGTTGCGGTTGGATGCACTGGAGCGTTTGTTACAAACAATGCTGCAAATACATTTTCTTGCCCCCAGTCAGTAACAGGGGGCGTTGTAGTATCAAATGCAGCGTGCGGAGTAAACGATAAATTATGTATAAAAGCGGGGTGCGTTGGCACATCGTCTTGGGTAATGACTATTTGTCCGTCTGCGTTAACAGCTAATCGCTTTGTTGCTGTTCCTGACTTTACCGGGACTCTTGTTGGTGATAGCAATACCCAATGCGTGACCAGCAAACAAATTGTTCCAAGAAGTAGTGTGCAAACCGGCGCAATTGCAACGTTGTGCCCAACTCCAAATACAAACGACGTTTGGACGGTGTTGGGATTGTCAACAGCTATGGGTATTTGCGGCGGAAGCGCCAATGACGGTGAAGCACTATTGATAAGAATTCAAGATAATGGTACATCAAGAGCTTTAACATGGGCGTCTGGGGCATTAGGGTATCAAGCCATCGGAGTTACTCTTCCAACCGCGACAACAATAAATAAAATGACTTATGTATGTGCAATCTACAATAGTTGTTGCACAAGATGGGACGTTGTGCAGGCGCAAACACAAGCATAAAAATAAACAAAGGAAAACAATTGTCTAAATATTGCGTGTTTCAAGTTACGGGCGGTATAGGAAAACACATAGCAGCCACTGCGGTTGCTAAGGCAATTAAAAACAATCATCCAGAAAGGAATCTAATAGTTGTTTGTGCGTGGCCGGAAGTGTTTTTGGGCCTGCCATGCGTAGACCGTGTTTACAGACTCGGTGTCACTCCGCATTTTTATACGGACTATGTAGAGGATAAAGAGTCATTGTTCTTTTTGAATGACCCATATTACACAACAGATCACATCAATAAGAAGAAACAATTGATTCGTACTTGGTGTGATTCTTTTGGCTTAAAGTTTTCCGGGGAGACTCCAGAGCTTGCTTACAACCAGCTACAACAAGAACTGTGTTCTGGTATGTGGGTTAGAGAAAAGCCGGTAATGGTGATACACACCAATGGTGGCCCAATGATGACCAACTCCAAGCCGTATTCTTGGACTCGGGATATGCCTTTGGGAGTAGCAATGGCTTTGGTAGATCATTACAAAAAAGATTTCCATATTATTCAGGTTACAAAAGTCAACTCGCCAAAAATTGAGGGTGTTGAGCATCTGTTTGCTACTCAAGAACGCTCGATAGGGTCAATGGAGTTGTTTACATTGATGTTGTATAGCCAAAAGCGTGTGTTGATTGATTCTTGCTTGCAGCACGCTGCGGCGGCGTTCAACAAGAAGTCTACGGTGTTGTGGAACGGAACTAGCCCCAAGGTCTTCGGATACGATGTGCATGACAACATCTGCACCAAGATACCTAAAGGGGTTAAATTGCCGGACAGTTATCTTTTTGACTTTAGCTTTGAAGGAAGGGAAGTAGAGTACCCGTTTGAGACAAATGCAGTGTTGTTTAATGTTGAGGACATCATAAAGTCGGTAGATGCTCAGACGTAGCGAAGTAACAAAAAACTTTAATCATGATAGAAGTTGCCGTTGCGCTTGCTACTGCCCAAGCCGCTGTTGCGGGGATAAAGCAGGCTATTAAGATTGGCAAAGACGCCAAGGATTGCCTTGGTGACTTTATGAAATTGTTTGATGCCCAAGACGCGGTTCAACGGGCTTCAACAGATGAGCGATCACGGGTAAAGGGATCAGCCGAGCAAAGATCGGCAATGTCCGAGGCTCTGGAATCTGTAATCGCTGCAAAGCAGATTCGTGAGATGACCGACGATCTGCGCCAGCATTTGATCTGGTCAGGACAGGCAGACCTCTGGGAAGAGATCCAGCGGGAAAGAAACGCCATTATCGCTAGACGTAAAGCCGAGGAGCTGGCAGAGCAGCGTCGCAAAGAAGAAGCTCTGAGGAAGAAAAAGGAGCTGGCGTTGATCGCCATGGTATTAGCCATAGGCGGCATCATTCTGTTTAACCTCATCAGATACATTATTTCAGCGTGGCCCCAATGAAAGCACTAGCGTTTTTCCTGATCCTGATTGTGCTGATGATGTTCGTGCTTGCTGATATAGCGTCGTGAAAAAAAAGCTCAAATCTCAAAGAAACCAAATACTGGAAGAAATAAAAAGATTAAGAAATGAATTCCTGTTTTATGTGTTTTTGAGCGTGGCGCTTGTTGTGACGTTGGTAGCCTGTTTGTTGTTGTTGATGACGTTTCTTGCGGAGATTGACTGGTGAACGAAATCAGACTACTAAAAGCACAGGCCGAAGCCGAGCTTAATCGTTTGGAAGCCAACTCCTCGGCCCGAGACGTAGCCGGCAAAGCGATTGGCAAACAGGGGCTGTTTTATATAACCCTGATCGTGGTCATTGGCGTTGGTGCCAGCATCGTCCTAGAAAACGAGAAGATCGCTGCCGTCATGGGGTTGCTGGGCGCTGCGCTTACCGCTCTGATATCCATGCTAAACGGGATTGCTGGTGCCAGTCCTAAGCAGGAAAAGCCGGAGTTTGAGGTCATCAAGAGCCTGATCGAGCGTTTGGACAAGCTGGATCGGAAAGAGCCGTCTATGAAAGTTGACGTTACCGAGGGGCGGGTAACGGTAACCAAGGGTGATGACACCATCACAACCCAGAAATGAGATGGATCTTGGTTAGCTTGGTGCTGTTGATGGGCTGCGATGAGCGGTTCCGGTACCCATGCCAAGACCCGAAGAACTGGGAAACCGCTGAATGTAAGCGTCCCCAGTGTGCTGTAACCGGGACTTGCCCGGATCAGTTGACCAAGCCGGAAGAGCGTAGGAGCGATGACCGATGATCAATAAGTCTCCTGAACAGATGGATGCCACATTAAGATTCATTATTGGCATCGTGTTTTCCTTTACCGTGCTGGGCATGGTGATGATGAGCCTGTACTCCATTATTTTTGTCACCCAGCCTATGTCTGGCATAGCTCCAGCAGATAAACAATTTTTTTACCTGTTGTCGGACATGAGCAAGTACATCCTCGGCAGTCTTGCCACGCTTTTAGCGATCAAGGGAAAGGATGTCTTGAACAGCAAACCTCCAGAACCGGAGAAACAAGATGATCCCCCTCGGCCCGCTGCTTGAAGTAGGTTCTAAGATTTTAGATCGGGTACTGCCCGATCAGGCTGCTGCCGACAAAGCCAAGGCAGAACTAGCCAAACTCGCACAGGATGGTGAGCTGGCTAAAATGGCTAACGACACCAAGCTCTTCGAGATCGAGCAGACCAACATATCAGACCGCTGGAAAGCTGATATGGGCAGTGATAGCTGGCTGTCCAAGAACATCAGGCCGATGACCCTGATTGCTATTTTGGCAGCCTATTTCACCTTCGCCTCGGCTTCCGCCTTTGGGATTAGCGTCAACGAGTCCTACGTCAAGCTGCTCGGGGAATGGGGGCAGCTCATTATGCTGGCCTATTTCGGGGGCCGCACGGCTGAGAAGATATTCTCAAAGGATAGAAAATGAAAGAAACGTGGGAAATGGCTTTTGCCAAGCTAATAGAGCATGAAGGGGGGTTCACGGACGATCCGCGCGATCCCGGCAATAGCCTCCCAGACGGACGCCCCGGGTGTACCAATCTTGGCGTCACCCAGAAGGCTTGGGAAGAGTATGTTGGGCATCAAGTCACCCATGACGACATGAAACAACTGACCCGTGAGTCAGTAAAGCCTTTTTACAAGAAACATTATTGGGATGTTTTGAAGGCTGATGAGCTGCCCTTGGGTATTGACTACATGGTTTTTGACATGGGTGTCAATTCCGGGTGGCCTAAAGCGGCCATGACGTTGCAGCAAGCCGTAGGAGCCAAACCAGACGGTGCTATAGGCCCAAAAACCATAGAGGCTGTAAAATCATTGGATGCAGAAAAATTGATTGATGATTTTTCTGAAAAAAGGCTAGACTTTATGAGAAATTTGTCTACTTGGCCTGTTCATGGTAAAGGCTGGGAAAGACGAGTTGACGAGGTTGCCGAAATGGCAACAAAACTTTCACAAACATCATAGGAAATCACATGGAAAACATGACGGTATCAGTGCAGCTTATCAATGCAATTTTGACGTATCTTGGGCAGCGTCCTTATGTTGAGGTTGCCGGCCTGATTACGCAAATTCAACAAGCTGCAACGCCGCCAGAAATTGAGTCTAAGGACGACTGATCATGGCAAAAAAATGGATCCAAGAAGCTATTTCCAAGCCGGGAGCCTTGCATAAACAGCTTGGCGTTCCTATGGATAAAAAGATACCGGCAAAAAAGCTCGATGTAGCGGCAAAAAAGCCGGGAAAACTTGGTCAAAGAGCAAGACTGGCTAAGACTCTTCGGAGCTTCTAATGGATCAACAAACCCTGATCAATGTTGCGTTCGGGGTGGCCGGGGCATTTGGGGGTTGGATTCTAAACTCCCTGTCCCGGTCGATTCTTCGTATTGAAGACCGAATGGCAGAGATGCCTTTGCAGTATGTCACCAGAGACGACTATCGGGTAGACATTGCAGATATCAAAGGTATGCTTTCTAGGATTTTTGACAAGCTGGATAACAAGGTAGACAAGTGACCTCTGCCGTAAAGTCTGATCCGACCAAATGGAAGAGAATTGTCTCTTCGGTCAAGGCATCGGGCAAAGGCGGCGCTCCGGGTCAATGGTCTGCTAGGAAAGCTCAGTTAGCCACCCAGAGATATAAAGACTCTGGAGGGGGTTACAAAGGGCCAAAAAAGGCTGATAATTCGCTTACTAAGTGGACGAAGGAAGACTGGGGAACGCGGTCTGGAAAGCCGTCTACGCAAGGTTCAGAGGCTACGGGTGAGCGGTATCTCCCCCGGCGAGCACGAGAGAAGCTAACCGCTTCTGAATACGCCGCCACTACGCGAGCAAAACGCGAGGGCATGAAACGGGGGCAGCAGTATGTCCCGCAGCCGGAATCCATCAAGAAAAAGGTGTGGTGATGCCCGCTGCTGTGATGACCTACAACTCGCTGGTTGATGACATCATTACCTACTTAGAGCGTACTGATGATGCCACGGTTGACAAGATCCCGACTTTCATCATGCTGGCGGAGCAGGTTCTTGCCGCCGAGCTTAAATTCCTTGGCAATCTTACTGTCGTAGAAAGCACTATGACTGCTAGCGATCCGGTAATCAGCAAGCCGGCCCGCTGGCGCAAAACTGTTTCTATGAACGTGACGGTAGATGGAACAAGGTATCCGGTGCTGTTGAGGAAGTACGAATACCTACGAGAGTATTGGCCGGATGCTACCGAGACCTCGGTGCCGCAATTTTACTGCGACTATGACTATGAGCATTGGTTAGTTGCGCCGACGCCTGCCAGCAATTACAGCTTTGAGGTGTTGTACTACGAGAGGGTACAGCCCCTAGACTCATCTAATCAAACCAACTGGTTTACGCAGTATGCTCCACAAGCCATGCTGTATGGTTCTTTGTTGCAAGCCATGCCATTCCTCAAAAACGACGAGCGCATTGGTATGTGGCAGTCTCAGTACAATCAAATCGTAAATGTGCTGAAGACTGAGGATGTGGCAAGGATTGGAGACCGCCAGACGATTGCGAGGGATTCATGAGTTATGTATCCCCGTTTACCGGGGATGTGATCCAGCCGACAGACGTAAGTTTTCGGCAATTTACGATTGCATCCAACACAACCCTTGCATGGCCGATTAACGGCAATTTCACCGGAAATTATGCCGCTAGGATTATGGAGGTTGATGCCTCTTCCGGCGGCTTATGGCTGAGGATGCCTCCTGCGGATCAGACTTCCGTAGGAACGGATTCGCTGATCTTGAACATTGGATCGAATACGTTTTCGGTTCAAGACAATAGTGGCGGATCGATAGTTTCGATTGCCGCAGGGGAAGCCAAGTACATCTATGTGACGACCAACCCCGATGCAGCGGGCACTTGGGGCGTCATAGACTTTGGAGCGGGTACGTCCGGTGGTACGGCAAGTAGCCTTGCTGGATACGGCTTAGTTGCGTCCGGCAATACGCTTAATCAAAGTCATCCGTCATCATCAATCGTCAACGGGGCAACGTTTTCATCTACTGACAGAGCGCAGTTGCGTATCTGGAATAGCGGGTCTGGAACGCTTAATCTTCCATTGGCGGCGTCTTTGGGTGACAACTGGTTTGTCTTGCTGAAGAACAATGGAACCGGGACGATTACGGTCAGCACCACAAGCGGTGAGCTGATTGACGGTCAAATCACAAAGCAATTTGCGCCAAACAACTCTGCTTTTATTGTTTGTAACGGAACATCGTTCGTTACAGTAGGGTTTGGAAGAAGTGCAGAGTTTTTCTTCACCGTGTTGGTTAAAAGCGTTACCAACGGAACTTATAATCTAACTGCTCAGGAAGCCTCAAACATCGTGCAGGAGTTTGTTGGCAATCTTTCTGGGAATGTGACGATTCAGTATCCCCCCGTAGTGCAGTTTTACATCATCAGTAATCAGACCGTAGATAACGGGTACACGCTGGAAATCACCACCGGAGCGGTTGGGGCGTCGACGGTGTTTGTGCCGGCGTCAAATCAGGTATCTTTGTTTTGTGACGGAACAAACTTTTTTAACGCAAACACGGTGCAAGTTGGTGCTTCTGCATTCCAGCTTGTTGATGGCTCGGTTGGGTCGCCGTCATTGTCGTTCATTACTCAAGCCAACTTAGGTTTGTACAAAGCAGGCACAAATCAGATAGGCGTTGCGGTCAATGGCGTCAATCTTGCATCGTTTACAGCTAGCGGTATTGACGTAAACGGAACTGGAACGTTTTCTAGCGGGATTGCTGGGGGGTCGTTCTAATGACCCAGAAGGTTTTTGCGTTAGATACTAAGCCCGGGATTCAGCGGGATGGAACTGTTTTTGACAAGCAGTTCTATAACGATGGCCGATGGGTGCGTTTTCAGCGTGGTAGGCCAAGAAAAATTGGCGGCTATCGGCAGATTACGAACAGTCTTGCGGGGCCATCGAGAGGCATCTATGTAAACCCGCAAAACGCCTTTACGACGGTGTTTAATGGGTACAGCGATGGTCTACAAAGTCTGCCAATTGACAACAACGGAGTCGGATCAGGAATTTCTGACTTTACCCTTTCAAATTTTACGCCTAGTCAATACAACCTATGGCAATTTGATGGATTCAGCGATATTACTGGGTCTGGCAATACTCTATTGGTGGCACACCCCGGAAGAAATCTTCAATTCATTGACTCAACTACGAACACGCCAGTCCTGAGTGGTGATGTCAATGGCACCACAATGTCCAAAGTCGGTGTATTTACGGATACCGTAACTACGACCAATGGCAATCCAGTTGTAGTGCTAGCAACGGCAAATCCTCTTATCGGCGCGGGGCAGACCATCACAGGGTCGGGGATTCCTGCCAACACCACGGTGGTATCTATCACTGGTCTAAACGTTACATTGTCACAGAATGCAACGGCGTCTGCGGCGATTACCGCAACCTTTGATAACAACGTGGATGTATCCGGTGGTGTGGTTACGTTGCATCCGTATGTTTTTGTGTACGGCAATAACGGTCTGATAAAGAACTGTTCCGCTAGCAACATCAACGATTGGGTGAGCGCGGACGCCAACGAAGTTAACGTAGCGACGGGAAAGATCGTTAAAGGACTGCCAGTTCGAGGCGGCTCGAACGCTCCTTCGGGTTTGTTCTGGAGCTTGGATAGCGTTATTAGGGTGTCGTACATCGGCGGCACTGGATCTCCACCTCAGTATTGGCGATATGACTTGATATCGAGTCAGTCTTCTATCTTGTCGTCTCAAGGAGTGATTGAGTACGACGGAATCTATTACTGGTGCGGCGTTGATAGGTTCTTGCTGTACAACGGTGTCGTTAAAGAGATTCCTAACGACATGAACCAGAACTATTTCTTCGACAATCTCAACTACGCACAGCGGCAGAAGGTATATGCCACTAAAGTTCCTCGATATGGGGAAATCTGGTGGTTTTACCCGAGAGGCAACGCGACGGAATGTAATGACGTAATCATTTACAACGTTCGAGAGCAATGTTGGTACGACGCAGGAACAGCTCTTGGTAGCCGCAGAACCGCTGGGTACTTCTCGCAAGTGTTCAAGTATCCAATTAATGCGGGAGCAGAAATCAATGCAACTGGCGGCGTTAATGCATTTACGTTGAATGCCGGAACGGGATATACAAACGGCACCTACGTTTTGGAGCCGCTTACTGGTGGGGACGGAACTGGTGCAACCGCAACGATTACGGTTGCTGGTGGAGTGGTCACAAGCGTTGTGTTGGATAGTAGAGGTGAGGGGTACGCTGTTGGCAATACGCTTACGGCTGCAATCCCCGGGGGCACCAACTTTTCCATCGTTGTCGATACGCTGATGGACTTTGTTTCGCTTTGGCAGCACGAGTTTGGCGTTGATGAAGTTCGGGGCGCAGAAGCCAATGCAATTGAAAGTTATTTTGAGACCAATGATCTCGGTTGGGTGTCAGGCGGGCCGTCTCAGCCCGCAATGGATGGTGTAAACAAATGGATCAGGCTAGAAAGAGTAGAGCCAGATTTCCTGCTTGACGGAGAAATGGATCTATACATCACTGGTCGCCCATATGCTCAATCGGATGATCAGCAGTCAGCCGCATATACATTTGATTCGACCACCAATAAAATCGACATGAAAGAACAGCGGCGGGAGCTGCGATTGAAGTTTGTCTCCAACGTAGAGGGGGGCAACTACCAGCTTGGCCGCATTCTGTTGAATGCAGACTTCGGAGACGTTCGTGGCTACTAGCGCCAGTAATGCGTTCGTCTACGACCCAAGGCACCATACGTTTGAGTCTTGGGCGTGCCTGATGGTAGAGCAATACGCCGCCCAAAATCTGTCTATTCCAATGTCTGATACGGACTGGAAAGAATGGGGGCAGGGACTATTGGCGGTAGATGTTTTTACGAATGAAGCTGTGCCCAATCCTGAGCTGTATGACGACTGGCGCGAATGGGCTTCTGCTGTGCTGGGTGCCATCAATCCGGGGCTATGATGTCTAGGGCGATGATTCGATGCTGTGAGGCTATCAGTGCGCTGTTCCCGGCTTGGGAGATCGCATTCGTAGAAGTGGCGTCGTTTTATCGAACAAAGGTAGACGAACATCTAGCGGACAGGCTGGAAACGTTCATGGCTCAGGAAATTTCCCATGCCACCGCGCACAAGTCGTTCAAT